CCCACGCGCAGAATTAATCCTCTTGTTTGAACATTTGTTCAAAAGGGATTCAAAAAGTTCAAAGAGTAAAAGGAGCGAGAAACATGGCAAGAGGCGGATATAGACCAGGATCAGGACCTCAAAAGGGAACAAAGTACAATAAGGGCGGAGCCAAGACCTCTAAGAAGAGAGATGTTCCTGAAGACATCAAGAAGGAAGCCAAAGCTGCGAACCTGGAACCCCTGGATTACATGCTCAAGGTCATGAATGATGAGGACGCGGAGCCAGAGCGCAGGGACCGCATGGCGATAGCGGCGGCTCCATTCGTTCATCCCCGCAAGGGCGAGGGCAAAGGTAAGAAAGACGAGCGGGAAGAAAGGGCCAAGGCCGCGAGTTCCGGCAAGTTTTCGACGGGACAGCCGCCGCTCACGAGGGTGAAATGATAACATATAAGCGTGGCAAAAAGTGCGTTAGGTGCGGAAATATGAAACCAGTACACCTGTTTTTTGAGAATTGGATACCTATTCGGCTCATTGTCGGAAATGTGCTCGTGAATTGCTAAGGGAAGTAAACAAGGAGGAGAATATGAAAGATGCGCCTGGGGTTACATTCGCGAAAGAATTGATTGAAATATATCGCGAAGGGCACGATGGGAAAATGCCTACATTGGAAGAGATGATCAAGGCATATGATATATTAAGGCCGATCATTGGATTGCCAGACAATATGCCGGATATTTTCAAGGAATTGCTTGCATGAACTGGACTACCGCATGTCCCGATTGGGAGAAGCGAATCATCAAGGGTGAATCCCTTATCGCTCTTCCTCCGCTGTTTCCGGAAGAGGCAGAGAGCGCCCTTTCCGTGTTCAAAGAGCTTCGCCTTGTCGATGTCCTGGGTCGCCCGACCTTGGGTGAAGCTGGCCGTCCGTGGCTGTTCGATTTCGTAGGTTCCATCTTCGGTTCATACGATACAGAGGCAGGAAGGCGGCTCATCACCGAGTATTTTCTTCTGATCAGCAAGAAGAACAGCAAGTCAACCGGCGCGGCGGGTATCATGATGACCGCCCTGATACGCAACTGGAGGGAATCGGCAGAGTTCACCATCCTTGCGCCTACCGTGGAGATCGCAAATAACTCATTCTATCCCGCCCGTGACATGATCAAGGCTGACGAGGAACTGTCCGACCTGATGCATATTCAGGAGCATTACCGGCAGATCACGCACAGGGTAACCGGCGCGACCCTCAAGGTAGTTGCGGCAGACAGTGAGACCGTGGGCGGCAAGAAGGCAACCGGCATCCTGGTGGATGAACTTTGGTTGTTCGGTAAGCGCCCGAACGCGGAAAACATGCTCCGCGAGGCATGCGGCGGGCTGGCATCCAGGCCGGAAGGGTTCGTGATCTATCTGTCCACGCAGAGCGACGAGGCTCCCGCTGGCGTGTTCAAACAGAAACTCGACTATGCCCGAGGCGTCCGTGATGGCAGGATAGATGATCCGAAATTCCTGCCGGTGATCTACGAGTTCCCCAAGGCGATTCTCGATGAGGAGAAACACCTGAACCCGAAATATTTCTATGTGACGAACCCGAACCTCGGGGCATCCGTCGATGAAGAGTTCATTATCCGCGAATTCAAGAAGGCGGAAGAGGCGGGACAGGAATCCATGCAGGGCTTCTTGGCGAAGCATCTTAACGTAGAGATGGGACTTTCCTTGAAGGCTCAGAGATGGGCCGGGGCGGACTTCTGGGAAGGGGCTGCAAGGGGGGTTCCGGTTTATGCAACGGATTGCCCTGTAATAATAGACGATGATCCGCTGTCGCTGGATGTAATTTTGGAACGCTCCGACGTGATTGTAATCGGTGGCGATGGCGGCGGGCTGGATGACCTTCTCGGGCTGGCGATCATCGGAAGGGATTCTGAAACCGGCATATGGCTCCTCTGGACCCACGCATGGGTTCACAAGATAGCCCTTGAGCGCAGGAAGTCCGAGGCTCCAAAGTACCGCGATTTCGAGAAGGACGGGGATCTCACCATCGTTGAAGAGATCGGCCAGGACGTTAAGCAGTTCGGAGACATCGTGCGGAAGTGTGAGGCGTCTGGCCTCCTTGACCGCATCGGAGTGGATCCTGTTGGAATAGGCGCGATCATCGATGACATTGAGCATGGTGACGAGAATGGCGATCTAGCCATAGAGCATGACAGAATTGTCGGCATCCCGCAGGGCTGGCGGCTGTCCGGCGCAATCAAGACGATGGAGCGCAGGCTCGCGGAGAAGACCATCATCCACGGCGGGCAACCCCTCATGACCTGGTGCGTCGGCAATGCCAGGGTAGAACCGAGGGGAAACGCGATACTGATAACCAAGCAGGCAAGCGGCACGGGGAAGATAGACCCGTTGATGGCGGCATTCAACGCTGTGGCGTTGATGGCGATGAACCCGGAGGCGAGGCTGAAGAAGTCCGCCTACGGCGCAGAAAATGCGGAGGTATTGACATTTTGAATACTCTACCAAACAAGGCATTGCTCAGGCCCGACGAGGTTGCGGATTACTTTTCTGTTAATGTCCGCACGGTCTATTTGTGGATCGAAGAGGGTATCATTCAGAATGCTATCAGGGTGACAAAGAAGACCATTCGTATTCCACGGGAGGAGGCTATTCGGATACAAAAACCGGCTGCGGTATAATTATCTTGACATCATAATATAAATTAATTTATAATAACCAAGTTGCGGAGGAGATAATGGCAAATAACAAGGGACGCAAAACATTGACACCGAGGGATGTAGCTGATGTTTACGGCCTGAACATAGGCACCCTTGCCAACATGCGCTTTCACAAGATTGGGCCACGATACATCAAGGCCGGTAGGAAGGTTCTGTATCGCATCGAGGATATAGAGTCATGGCTAGCGAGAAATGTTGTTTTGACGCACAACGATAAGGATTAAGCATGGACCGCATTATCCGCAAGAAGGAACTCTTGAAGACCATAGGGCTTTCAGGTGTCACTATCTGGAGGATGGAGCGAGCCGGAACATTTCCCAAGCGTATCAAGTTGGGCGGCAACTCTGTCGGCTGGTACGAGTCTGAAATAATCGAGTGGATGGAGAAGAAAAGGCAAGATCGAATATAACAAGGCCTGGCCGGGCGCGGCGAGGCGCGAACTGAACAGGGCTCAAGCCGCACTTATGAACGTCAACCACGCCCTTCTCAGCATGGACGAGGAAGGGGAGCGGCAAAAGAAGATTATGAGGGCGGCATTTATCAAGTCAGCCATGAACAAGCGAAAACTATCAGTAATCAATCTCGATGAAAAGAAGTTGATCGAACAAAAATAAACCACCCATCGAAGCCTCATCAGCCCGGTATCCAGCCGGGCTTTTTTATTGCATGCAAATATACTATGAAATAAGCGAATATAGCGAATATCAAAATTGAATAAAATAATAATCTGATTCACAATCTCGCCAAATGGCGAGAATCCCCACCTCAAGGTTTTCGTTTTACCTCAAGATCATCAAACGTTTTGCGCCCTGCCTCCTTTCCCGCCTCAAGGTTCTCGCGGATGCCCTTGATATCAGGGATTTCCTGATGATCGGAGGGCTCGGCCTGCTCTGTTACGGCCTTTATGGATATGACCCCCGTCTCTCATACTGCACGGGCGGCGTATTCCTGATGATTATCGGCTATCTCATGAGGGGCAAATAATGGGCATCGTCTCCCGCCTTCCCAGACCAAGGGGCATGAGTCCGCGCGAACTCGAAAAGATGATCTTTTCCGTTATGGGCGGCGGCATCACCGATTCCGGTGTGAGCGTGAACAGCGATACGGCCATGCGGCTCATCACGGTTCAGAACTGCGTCCGCATGCGAGCATCCACCCTCCAGAGATTACCTTGTCACGTCATGCGGACAGCCGGACGGATGCGGGAGAAGGCCAGTGATTTCTATCTCTATGACTTGCTTCTCCATCAGCCCAATTCATGGATGACCGCGCCGGATTTCTGGGGAATGGCAGAGGCGTATGTCTCCCTGCGCGGCAACTTCTGTGCGTACAAGGCGCGGATAGGCGACGGGCCAATCAGGGCGCTCATCCCCATCCCGGCAAGCATGCTCCGCTCCATCAAGCAGAATGAAGATTACAGCCTTGATTACGAAATCCACTTTCCCAACGGCGACATACGCCACCTGAACGAGACACAGGTATTCCATCTGCGCGGCCTCACCCTGGACGGCTTCACCGGAATGAACCCCATCGAGTACGCACGGGAGGCGATAGGCAAGGGCATAGCCAGTGAGAGGCACCTTGCCAAGTGGTTTTCGAAAGGCCTTCACCCGAGCGCGGTTATCAAACACCCCCTGTCCCTCAACTCCCCGCAGCACGCCAAGCTCCGCGAAGAGCTCAAGACGAAATACGAGGGCTTGGGGTCTGACCACGAATTCATGCTCATCGACGAGGGCATGACCATTGATTTTCCTCAGATCAAGCTCGTGGACGCTCAGTTCCTTGAGCAGATGAAACTGAACGAGGCTCAAATCTGCGGGATGTTCCGTGTTCCCCTTATGCTCGTCAACGGCGGCGACAAGGCGCCCACCTATGCAAGTTCAGAGCAGTTTATGCTTTTCTATCAGATGTTCTCCATCGACGTTGCTTCCTACGAGAGCGCGATCAGGCGCGACCTGCTCACCGAGGAAGAGCGGAAGACCTACTATGCAAAATTCGAGATGCGCGGCCTCCTGCGCGGGTCATTCAAAGACCAGATGGCGGGATTCCAGATAGGCGTGAACACGGAAATTCTCAGCCCGAACGAGGCCCGGGAACTCATGGACATGAATCCATACGACGGCGGCGATGAGTACCGCACAAGGACCAGCACGGTTAAGGAACCGGCAAAAAAAGAGCCCGCTCAGGGAGAAGACGAATGAATCTCAGCTATCGCAATCAGAAAAATGCAGAAGCAGTATCTCGGTACTGGGGAAAGCCCCTTGACCGACCTGAATGGTACAAGATCGAGGCAAGTGCAAACGACCAGGCCGAGATACTGGTTTATGACGTTATCGGCTGGCCCTACAACGACGCCGGGGATCTCGTGCGCTATGTCAACAGTCTCGGAGACAAGGACATCCTCGTGCGCCTCAACACCCCCGGCGGCGATGTCTTCGACGGCATGGCGATTTTCAACTCACTTGCAAACCACAAGGGCAAGGTCACCATCCGCATCGAAGCCCTGGCCGCGTCAGTGGGCTCCGTGCTGGCGATGGCTGGCAAGGAAATCCAGGCATACTCCAACACCATGATGATGATCCACGACCCGTGGACATACATGGCAGGCAATCAGTACGAACTCCGTGAGATGGCCGATCTCCTTGAGAAGATATCCGGACAGATGCTGGATGTCTACGCTGGCCGCTCCAAGGTCGGCAAGCGTGAGATGAAAGAGATCATGAAGGCCGAGACCTGGTACACCGCCAAGGAAGCCAAGGAAAAAGGCTTCATCGACACCATTCTTGAGACCGGCAAG